TGGATCAAATACGTCTGGTTCATCGCCGTACTTCTGCGACACCTCGGCTAATGCGGCCCAGGTGTAACGCAGATAATACGACCTGTTGTTTATCTTGGTTGTTTTAAATCCGGTTATCATGCCAATGTCAACGCCCCGACTCTCTGAATTGTAATAGATCCACCAACTTTATCATCGACTCCACCAGAATCATTAGTACTAACTACATACCCGGTAAAAGTATGGGTTGAATCATCCGAGTAAGTCATTACAAAAGTTTTCAGAGTTTTTGCAGCTCTGGCAACTTCAGCCGCAATCAAACCAGCATCGTCAGAAGTCCAATTTATGGCCAATGTAACGGCACTACCACGCGGGATTCCCGGTTTTTCTTCCCCCCGAGTTGATGCAAGTGTGGTGCAATCGATCATATTATGAGAATCCCCGGCAAGATCCCAATCGAGTATATTCCCAATCTCTGTATAAGTTTCCGGGGTTATTGTCCCGTTGGCTGCTGTAAGAGTTTTACCGGTGGTATCAATCTCAACAGCGAAAGTGTCATCTGTCGTGTATTTTACAACAACAGTTTCTCCATTCATATCTCCGGCATCGTCACCAGCGAAGGCTGACAAGACACCCACCTCACCATCTGATAACCCATGGCTTTCCTTGGTTAAAAGAGTAGGATTCCCAGCAGTCGCGGTCATGGTCGTAACTGCGCTTCCGGTTCCTGTTGACATCTCCAAAGTGGTTCCTTGTGCCTCTAAACAATCACTCATTTTTCAATCCTCCATTTAATTATTCTTCATGCCAGATCATCCAGTCCTGAACAACCCGGTAGACTTCAATTTCTGTTTCGTAAATATCGCGCTCAGTCTCGATCAAACACGACCCTATATGCACACCTTCCACGGTTCCAGAAAAACCGTCCAAAGCTTCTCTAATCGCTACGGCAAGGGCTTTAACTTCTGCATAAGTTTTTGCCCACGCCTCAATCTGAAATCGGGGGTGAGCGTGTCCTGTCGATCCTTTTAATACATGGTCTCTAATCCCGGTTATTTTAGTATAAACAATCAAAGGATAAGTTGGGCCTTGCGGGATCTTTACCGGGTAACATCGAGTTGTGATGTCCCTGACATTTTCGCTGTATTCCAATAAATATTTGATCGATTCTTCAATCATCGCAGCAGCCCTCGTCTCTGCCCCTTGGTCAAAGTTCCCTTCATGCTCTTTTTAGCTAAAAGTCGGGCCGATTTCTGGAGAGCTTTCCACAACTCTTCACGCAAAAGACTAAGCGATATTTTCTTGTTTGAGTCCCAGGCTGACCGCATAAAAGGCATGGGCGGGATATAACCCCGATAAGCACCTTTTTTATTGTACCGGGCAGCAGTTCCAAATTCAAATAAATGAGATAGGGGGTGGGAGCTACCGACATAAACAGTGACTCTTGACCTATCTCTTCGGCCGCGTTGGGACTTTTTAACACTGGTACTAATTTTGATAGAGTCGGTTATTTTATCGTTTTTTACCGGAATCCCGGCGGCATTCAATTTAGCCGCAGCTTTTACCGGCTTCGCAGCTTTTTTGAGGGCGTTTCTAACAACCGCTTTTTTCATCGAGACAGTGGGCAACTGTTCCATTGCAGACATGAGTTCTTTCATCCCGTTCATCTCAAATTTAAAAGCCTTGTCAGCCATCAATTCACCCTGGCACTACAAATCAATTCTAAACCTTCACGCCGCCCCAGTTCAAGAACGGCTTGGATATCGTATTCCCGAGATCCGTCAACCAGGATATCAAGCGGCCCGACATCATCACGGTATAATATTTTGTACTTACACGACATCGAAGCAATAACCTGTTTAGCGCTCCATAATTCGCTGCCCCTTAAATCTAATCTTTGGGCCCATATCTCAGCCGGAAGAGTTACCGGTTTTACTTTATTTTCAGAGTCGCAAACGCTCAGCACTACGAGATAAATTTCCCCATCGGCGGTTAAATAATATTCCCCATCAGAGGTTAAAAGAGCCCCAGAAGTGGCCGTGAAAACATCGTAAAGTTCAATCCCGTCGCCGAAATAACCATCTGTCGTCGCTGTGACCTGGTATAAAGTACCCTCGACAAGTGACCCTGAGTCTTTTTCATCTCCAACTTTTACAAGATCTTTCCAGGTCTCGATAGCTTCACCGAAGTCGTTTTCAGTGACAACTTTTTCTTTCAGCGTCACAACTCGATCGCGGCGTCCGGCTCTCATTCAAACTCCGTGTGTTTTTGATAATTTCTTAATAATGAATCTACAGCATCCGGTATACGATTAATGGCCGCGCCCAAAACAACCTCACCTCTATTATTATAGAGATCCTCAAGTTTGAGTAAGATTGCTGATTTAATTCCATCTGGAACTGCTACGGCCAGCCCATACCCGCAAACGAAAACAATCTTGATCGGTTTATCGGTGTAGAGCGTTCCACTGGGCCATGATTCATCCGGTTGTAAAATTAACCGCCCCGGCTCGGATACAATATCAGTATCGACAGTCGAGAGGGTATTGTCGTAATCGCTATCACCCTCAAGCCGATATGTAACTGTAGCCGATTGCAACGGTGGATAAGGAAGTCTTATAAAAGTTTTTCTATTCGGCCAGCAATTGAGATACAGGGTCAACGTCTGGGTAATAAACCGGCGCCCGGTTTCCTGTTCTGCTTGAATCCTGGCCGCCGCGATATTCCGAGTCAACCAATCATCTTCCGTCGTATAAGCCGCCGCTGATGCCGCGTCCGTTGCCATCCGGCAATGCAACTTAGCCTCGATTAGAGTGACTGATTCGACTGCTGGCTCTGTAGTCGTGGTGATTATCATTTTAGCCTCTTACGCATTGAGATAATACCCGCCCGCGACAATCGGCCGCCACATTACCGTTACATCAGCGATTTTGCCCGTTCCAGCCGTTGCCCCACAGATTGTAAGCTGGATCTTCTTTGTCGCAGCTGTCACAGCCGGACCCCGATACACATGGAAGAAATTCCCGGTCAGTTTTGCCTTCGCTCCGGCGGCTGTAGCAAGGATTTCAATCGGCGCTCCGTCGTCCGTCGCAACGGATATCCCTGTAAATGTCGCAACGGCTGAAAGATCATCGGGAACATGCACAATCACAGCATCAATAAAGAGATTTTGCGTTGTCGCTGTCATGACATCTTTCGCCCCGGCAGTTGCCGCGAGTGATATCTGTTTATAATTTATGGTGGTTTCCGGCATATAGGACTTGGGAACCCAAGCGTAGCCGTTGTATATCCACATTAGGCCGGTGTTGAACTCAAAAAAAGTGCCGCCGTTCTGTGGAGCCGTTGGTTTTGTGTCTGTTGAAAGTCCGATAAAACGGTTTTCTAGTGATCCTATCCTGCTTACTGCCATAATTCTCTCCGTTACTTTTTAGGAGTTGGGAGCGACCCGAAGGCCACTCCCTGTGGTTTAAGAGCGTTGCTGCTGGATTTTTATATAATCAATAAGCATTGTCCCGGTCCCGGTGTTTCCGGAGGATTTCGTCTTGGAAACCCTGAAATAAGGCTGCACATCCCCGATTGATGCCGTTAAACCAGCCATGCTACCAGTACCAACCAATACATCATCAACGTAAAATTTAACCGCTGAAATATCGGTCATATCGATTTTATAAACGTTATACGTACCGGCCACCAAAGTAATACCCGCTGCATTATCATCGTCGTTGGTTACGTTGTCGTCAGTTTCCCAAAGCAATGCAGTGTTAGCCGCGCTTTCGACTCTGAACCACGCACTACAATCAATAGTGTCAAGCGTCGCGTTATGCGTTCCGGCAACTCCCCAAACAGCTTGAACAGTCTCGACCCCGGTTAATGGTAAAACACTGAGAGTAAGCCTGGTTTCAATGATCAAACCCTGATCAATTCTCAGGCACTCATTATCACCAAAATGAAGCGCCGCTATCTCTGTGTTATCATCAGAATCAAGAACCATTGCAAGCGCCCCATTCGCAACATCCGCAGATAGAGCAATAGCTGCATTCAGTGCCGTTTCAGTAGTCCCCCAAAAGACGGTACTATAAGCCTCTCCAAGAAAATCATCGTAAATGGTAACATTTTGATTATCAATTACTCCACCGGGTGCGACAACCTGCCGATCCCCGCCTTTATCTCTGTAAATTTTTGGTAAATAAGTTGTATCAGCCATAATTAAAATCCTCAATCCAGTGGTTGCCCCCACACGGCCCCGGATTAAGGCCGCATGGAGTACCTACTTAAAGGCTGGTTTAAAATTAAATAGCAGGTGAATCCAAGAGATCACTCTTGATAATCATTATACCCATTACCCCGGTTAACGCTGTTCCTGCTTCGGTAACAACCAGTTCAAGATACCGCTTTCCGCCAACATAGCCATAGCTGTAAATAGTGTTATCTTCATCGGTGCTGTTGACTGTCAGGATAAGCCCAGCCGTTACCGTAACGCCAAGCATGTCAGCAGTTTCGACAACTGCATAAGTAACCCCATCCGCACTATCGTATAAATGGAATTCCCAATATGCAGTTCCTGTAAGAGCTGCATCTAATCCAATATCAATAACCAGTTCCGCCGAATTGGCCCCAGCTAAATCAATATCTGGATATATCGCCGTGTCAGTGATGCCAATCGGATGCAAAATGCTGGTAATGTCAATATTATTGTGTAAATCTTTCATAGTTTTCTACCTCCTCAAAAATTAAAACAAGGGGCATATAGCCCCCGTTTGATTAACTGGTTGCAATCTTCATCGTTTTGATTGCTTCATACATCACGATCCCACCACCGACTCTTTTAGTCGTATAAAAGAGGATATAAGGTTTGCTTGAATAAGGATCACGCAAAACCCGGATGCCAAGACGGTCAACAATCAGATAGGCCCGTTTAAAATTACCAAAATAGATCGGGTAATTCCCGGCGCCGATATCTTCGATGTTATCGTCATACTCAATCGGTTTACCTAAGAGAGTATCGGGAGCATTTTCGATAAGACCCGGTTTCCAGAGATAATTACCTTCACCATCCTTGAATTTATCAATTGCCCCAGCCGTGGTATCATTCATCAGCCACAAAGCCCCATTTCGATAAACTGGCCGCAAGGAACGTTTCAGATCCTTCAACTTGTCGGCATTGGCGAGAGTCGCCGCTGTACCACTTGCGGTGTAACCCATTTTCCCCCAAGCATAGGAGGCATTGGTAATTTTCGTGTAAGCGTCAAGCCCTTTGGCCTCGTTCACACCATCACCATTGATAAAAGAATCACCTTCCTGTTCATCAAATTCAATCGCAACTTCTCCACCCAACCACGCGCCGATATCAATTGCCGAATCATCAAGCAATGTCTGGGTAGCCGCCGGCATCGCATAAAGTTCTTTGGTGTTAATGGCGATTTCTTTCAAGGTCGGGGTATCAGTTTCAGCCCGAGACTCTTTTTCGCCAACCCAGCCCGAAGAAGCACCACCGACGTTAACCAGTTTCTTGTAGGTCGATGTTCCGATGGTCATAGATGAGCAGATACGACGCATTACTGAAACTGTTCCAGCAATTCGGTCAATAGTCTTGCTCATCTCTTCAGGAACCGTAAACCCGCCCGCCGTGTCGTCAAGCGTCGAGGCTGAAGCCTGGATTGCTAATTGATCAAGATTACCTTCAACCCCTTTTCTAAACCAAGTATCAAACCCAGCTTGATATTCAGC